AACATGGATCCTGCGTTGGCAGACTCAGCCACTTTAGGGTTTTTAGACGACAAAGTAAATCAGCTAGCAGACTTGCTCAGAACTGATTACGATACTGCTCTAAACATAGCAAAAGCTGTTTCTGTAGGTGCTCTAGAAGGCGGTGACGTAGAAGGCATAGTAAAGAGTGCTGTATCTGTCTTAGGGGCTGATTACGTAGCGGACACCGTTCAACAAACAATAGGAACAACCGTCCCTAATTTGTTTGAAGAAGGTACAACAACAATCAACCCTAACGCTATTGAAGAAGTAGCTCGCATTGTTATTCGTGACGGTTTAAACGGAGAACTAGATCAAGGAACGCTTATTAGTGCTGGCTTGGGATACGTAAGGGAAGACGGAACCTTCGCATTCATAGATCCTTCTCCCCTGTTTCCTGAGCTTGAGACTGGAGATTTCTTTGACTTTTTGCCTGACTTTGAGCTAATGGGTGGAGAAGGTTTCGATATAGATATAGCCACTGACGAAGAAAGAGCGGAGCAAGCGCTTAACCAGCTAACCAGCGAAGACATAGAGCAGGGGGTAGAACTAGAGCCTAGTGCAAACGTAATACTCCAGTACGATCAAGAAACTGTTGATGCAATAGAGCAGGTACTCAAAGACGCAAAAGAAGCAGGTAGTGAGTTTAACGAGGCTGTAATTAAGCCTATTGTAGACGTAATACAGGAAGCAGGGTACGTTGTAGATGACTACATCTTGCAGCCTATCAAAGAAGGTGCCCAAGCTCTTTGGAACGCTATACCAAAGCCAGATTTACCAGAAGGGCCAGATATAAGCATAGACCTTCCAGAAGGGCCAGACATAGATTTTCCAGACTTTCCTAGCGTAGACATAGACCTGCCAAAGTTAGAGTTTAGAGGAAGTAAGCCTTTCGGTGAAGACCTAAAGGAATTTAGTCCTCTAGGAGCGCCTCAGCTTGCTCAACAAACACAGATAATACCGAAGGCTCAGTTTCAAGGGTACGACCCTAGAAGATCCGGGTCACCGATTGTAGCGTCCTTATTTTCGGAGTACTTAGGATGACATATTTAGAACTAGTGAACAACGTCTTGAGACGTATGCGTGAAGACGAGGTATCTACTGTAACCGCAAACACTTACAGCAAGATGGTGGGTGATTTTGTTAACGACGCTAAAAACATAGTAGAAGCAGCGTGGGACTGGTCTGGCCTTAGAACTACTCTTACAGTAACTACTTCTGCTGACATCTTTAACTACGTACTCACAGGAAGCCAAAACCGTGTCAAGGCGCTCAATGTTATTAACGATACCTCTAATGTTTTTATGGAGTACCGTCCAGCTACATGGTTTGATGACAACTACCTCAACCAAGACCCCGCTAGCGGCTCGCCTCAGTACTACACGTACAACGGAGTTAACGGCAACGGAGATACGCAAATAGATGTATACCCTAAGCCTGACGGTGTTTATGCCATTCGTTTCAACTGCGTATTTAGAAACCCTGAACTAAGTGCTGATGTAGATGAGTTGGTTATTCCGTCTGCTCCAGTTATTCATTTAGCTATTGCATTGCTAGCTCGTGAGCGTGGTGAGACAGGAGGAACATCTGCTCCTGAGTACTTTGCTGTTGCTGATAACTACTTATCTGACGCTATTGCTCTTGATGCTCAAAAGCATCCAGACGAAGTTGTCTGGTATACTCCATAAGGAACAACAATGGCCCAGCCTTTACAGAGTATTAACTTAGTAGCTCCAGCGTTTAAGGGAATCAACGACGAAGACTCCCCGTTAGCGCAGGATCCTTCGTTTGCTGAGGTTGCAGACAATGCAATTATTGACAAGCGTGGTCGTCTTGGTGCTCGACAAGGCATCAACTTAATCACCTCAGATAAGACTGAGCTAGGGTCTGATCGTATTCACAAGATCCATTACTTCTACGATCAAGACGGTAACGAAAAGTTATTCAGTACAGGAAACAACAAGATTCTATCTGGTACAGCTACTCTTGTAGACGAGACTCCTGCCTCCTATACAATCACGGCTAACAACTGGAAGATGGTTAACTTTAATGACCACTGTTATTTCTTCCAACGTGGTTACGAGCCACTTGTATATAGCAATGCTCTAGGCGCAGTTACCAAGATGTCTTCTGTATCTGGAGCCTCTGTTGGTGTTAACCAGTATTGCCACGAAGCACTGGCAGCATTTGGTCGCTTGTGGTGTGTAGGTACTGCGGCTAACAAGACTACTATTTACTGGTCTGACTTACTCATAGGTCATAACTGGACTGGTGGCTCTAGCGGATCTATCGACATATCTAAAGCATGGCCTGACGGTGCAGATGAAGTACGAGCATTAGCAGCTCACAACAACTCATTAATTATTTTTGGTGAGCATAGCATTGTTGTTTACGGAGGCGCTAACTCTCCTGCTACTATGGCCATTACAGATACCGTAGCGGGTCTTGGATGCATTTGCAGGAACTCTGTGCAGCACATTGGGACTGACGTATTGTTTTTGTCTCACGGTGGGTTACGCAGCGTTGGACGAGCAGTACAAGAAAAGTCTTTGCCTCTGACAGACTTAAGCAGAAACATTAAGAGCCAGCTAACAGACTTGATTGCAAACAGGACTGACCCTACTGACTCTGTGTACAGTCCAGAGAACGCTTTTTACCTAGTTACTTTTCCTGCTGAAAACACAACGCTTTGTTTTGATCTGCGGGGTAAGTTAGAGAATGGGTCTTATCGTGTTACTCGCTGGTCTTCTAGTAAGTTTGAGGCATGGCATAGAAAAGACGATGGAACTCTTTATATAGGAACAAGCAACGGTATTGGTACTTACTTTGGTTATCAAGATGAAGGTGAGCCGTACCGTTTTAAGTACGTTAGTCCCGGATTAACATTTGGTGATCCGTCCAAGACAAAGTTTTTAAAAAAGCTAAGACCTACGATTGTTGGTGGTGGCACAGAAACAATCTTTTTGAAGTGGGCTTATGACTTAGACGATGTATTTAAGTCTGCTTCGTTTACGTTAGGTGCTGATACAAGCTCTATTGCTTTCTTTAATCAAACGTCAGAGTACAACATAGCTGAGTTTTCAGGCGGTACGTCTATTACTCGTAAGTCTATTAACACAACTAGCGGTGGCTCAATTATTACTGTTGGTGTAGAAGCGGATATAAACGGATCAGAAGTTTCAATTCAAGAAATTAACGTATTAGCATTGATGGGTAAAACACTATGAATATTTTAGTTGACGGAGGTAACGTCTAATGGGTCTTATCTCAAAACTCATGGGAGAAATCATAGGAGAGGATATCGACTTAGGCGATCTCTATACCGGACTAGGAACTGCTGGGTCTCAGGCTCAAGTTGCTGCTGGTCAGTTGGCTACACAGTTGCCGGGAATGACTGCCTTCCGCCCTTTCACTGTATCTAGTGGAACATCACAGGTAATGGCTACGCCAGAGGGAGGCTTTAACATAGGCTTGTCCCCTGCTGCTCAAGCACAACAAGATGTGCTACGCAGACAAGCCAACTATTACCTAACTCAGCCTGTTCAGGGTGTAAACGAGCTAGGACAGTTGGGTCAAATGGCTGGCGGCTTAGGTGCTCAGTTTATGAACCAAGCGGCTATGCCTACTGGAATGCGGGAAGCGCAGTTGTACGGCCTTATGCGTGGTATGCAGATGCCTGAAGAACAACGACAGCAGCTAGCCCTAGAAGAGCGACTGGCTAGCCAAGGACGCTTAGGTGTACAAACGGCACAGTACGGCGGTACTCCAGAGCAACTAGCGTTTGAAAAGGCCAGACAAGAGGCCCAGAATCAAGCGGCGCTTATGGCTATACAGCAAGGACAAGCTCAACAGGCGCAACAGGCAGGTCTAGGAACGCAGTACGCTGGCCTTATGTCTCAACTGGCAGGACAGAGCATGGGTCTACAGCAGATGCAACAACAGTTGGGCTTAGGTGCTATGGGTGGGTCTTACCTACCAGAGCAGCAAGCTCTCGGTATGTTGGGTGCAGCGGCTCCTTACGTTTCTATTGCCGACATTGCTCGTCGTCAGGGCGCTGGTCTCTACGGAGAAACAGCTATGTCTGGACTCGACGCTTACTTGGCTGGACGCTTGGGTCAGGCTAATCTGGTCGGTGGCATCGTTCCGGGAGTTGTACAGGGCGTAGGTAACATATTAAACACAGCCGTAGAAGGTCTTTTTAATCTTTAGGAGATAACTAATGCCACGTTTTTCACAACAAGTACTAGGGGCTTTAGCTAACCCTCAATACGGTATGTT